GTGCAATCAGCGGCCCGCTCACGCGGTGCCGCCGGTGCTTCAGCCGGCCTGGCTGAAGGCGCTGTAAAGCGCGATCAAATCAGGCGTGAACAAGCAGCGAAGAACGTAGGCGGTGACGGCGCCGTGAAATCCAGCCGCACCAGCCACAAGGTCAAGATCACGGCGGCCGCTAGGCGGCAAGCCGCGCGTATGTCAGAACGTAAAACGGAGGAGGCTAATAGAGATATTGGCCACCTCGCTGGAATGGCAACGATAAAATTAACGAAGGCCCAAAGGAAGCAGGGTATGACAGAGGAGGATGTTAGGCGGTCATTGTTTAAGCCGGTAAAGACTTATATTGACCCTGCTACCTTGAGGAAGATGATCTCGACAGAAGACGGAGGGAACAAGTTGGTACCCTACGGTCGAACCGGAGTGAGGAAACCCGGGACCGCTAAGGAACGAAGGAAGGAGCAGCGCCGAGCTCAAGCGCCGCTGCCTTCCCAGAGACAACCCAAGAAGCAGCAACAGCGACTGTGCCCATATTGCAAAAAGGAGGAGTGTAGGGCATGGGAGCCTGTGAGGTGTCCGGAATGTGGGTTGAGTGCCATCGTAAATTGTCCCCCAACGCAACGGTATACGGGTAGCATGTCATGCTACCGGAGGGGTTGCCGCTATGGCCATGAGACCGGCTATATCTATCAATGGCACCCCAAGCTCCGAGTTGAAGAATCCCCAATTCGCCCTCCTACACCAATAGCCCAAGAGGAGGAGTGGCTAGGTGAGCCGTTACCGCAAAGGGCCCCCCGCGAACGACGGGGGAAGAGCACTCGCACCCCAATCTTGCCGGGGAAGCCTGATCAAGAGGAGAGGTCGACTCCTAAACCGGCCGAAGTACCGCCTCCGCCTAGTCTGGCAGGAACGAGCTGTTCAATGCGCTCGGCCGCTTCATCTAGGACGCTGAGGAGGAGAAGGCAGAGGAAACAGGCACGCGAGATTAGACGAACCAGGTCGGAGGGGAATATTTCCTCTCTCAATCCGACGGTTAACGCTGGTATCCCGACAGACGCTTCGGTTATGCAGGGACCCAGTGGGCTATCTGAGGAGCGAGAGGGGCCGAAACCCAATACGCGCAGTATAGGCGTGGGCACAGAGTGTCTGACTGCTGAGGTCGGAACGTGTACCCATGAGGATAAGACAACGCGATCCAAGCCAAGATGGATCATCCCGGAGGCTGTTGATGAGTCACCACTCACGACAATCTTCGAGGATGAGGAGGATGCTACTCGGGAAGCTAATGAGGCTGCCGATAGCATGATTGTCGCTTTTGAAGGCTGGATTAACGATTTACCGGACGAGCCCGAGGACACCCCCCCCTCTAACCCCCAAACAACTCCTAACCCAGGCCAGGAAACAGGGCCAAAGGGTAGTGACCCCACATCGAATGTGCGGCAGGAGGAGCGGGTAGTAGAGGAGGTAGAGGAAGCACGTGAGGAACACCCTGTGCGGATTCCCGTGGCCATGACTCCGTTTAACCCCCCCGGCATGTTGGAAAGGCGCAGGATGCGCAATAATTTGGTCGTCGAAGACGAGGAACTCCTGTTCTTTTTGAAAGGGAAGGCTTTTGCTGCTCCCAGAACTGGACACATGCAGAAGAATTTGAGTAGATATGCTTATGACTGGTTGAAGCAGAACAGGCCCGGATTGACGCAGGAGGACATGTTTAAACGCATGGCCACTGCAGTCGCCGGTGCCATGATTCCTGACACCAGTGAGGAGCACATGCGTCAGTTCATGAAGCAAGGAGACAACCTCGAGGCAATGCATAAGGCTAGTTTGGCATCCCGTGGGAACCTGGGAAGGAAATGGGGCTGGTTTGGTCGTAAGACCATGCGACTAGACCCCGTTGACCTGGATTCTCACTGAGGAACAGCCACCATGGCGATAAAGGGGGTGTGTTTTGGTGACGTGGACCACCACACTCCTTTGAACGGTGCAAAGATTGTTAAGATCAGGGAGGAGCACTGCGTTCATAAATCTTTTGCGTATAGATTGATACATCCCCCCCCAGCAGAATTGTTCAGAGGCTTAGAAGATCATGTGGTTTATCAGCCATGTGTTAAGAACGAGTTGGCAAGCTTGACGCTACGCCACTTGGTCACTAATGGCGAACCACGGGACGAGCAATGGCATAGGTGCTTGGCAATCTCAAGTAGATTAGCCGCACTAATGATTGTCGATCGGCCATATACAGATGCGGAAGTGTTAGCCAACAAGACTGCACCGGGGAACCGACGAAGGTATGAAAGGGCGTTCAAGACACTGAGGAGTATAGGCCTTCCACCGAGGCACCATCAGGTTAAAGCGTTTGTGAAGATTGAGAAATGGCCGGTATCAACAGTAGGGAAGAAAGCTCCGCGCTTGATTCAGTATAGAAGCTATGAGTATTGTGCTGCCCTGAGCAGGTACCTAATGCCGATAGAAAAGGCATTATGGACTTACGAAGAGGAGAACGGGTTGAGACCGTTTGCGAAGGGCATGAACTCTTTTGAGATAGCCAAGGTACTGAGAGCGATGGAGGAACTGTTTGATGATCCGGTTTTCATACTTGCAGACCATAGTAAGTTTGACTCAACTATAATGGGCCGGTGGATAGAGCTAGAGAGACGAGCTTATATGCAGATGATCCCAGATGAGGAACTCAACGAACTAATGCATGACCAGTTTGAGAATAAGTGCAACACCAAGAATGGCGTGGCTTACTGGTGCTTAGGGCGTAAGATGAGTGGTGAATATAATACCTCACTAGGAGATACCTGGGTGAATTACTGCATACTCAAAGATGTGTTCAGGAACGTATCCCACCATTTATTGGTAAATGGTGATGACTCTGTGATAGTAATGAGTAAGTCGGACTTAGGTAAGGTTGATTTAGACCCTGATACTTGGCTAGCATATGGCATGAAAACGACCTGGGAAGCGGTAGATAGGTTGGTGGATATTGACTTTTGTCAATCAAAACCTATAGAAGTCCGCCCAGGCGTGTGGAGAATGGTAAGAAATCCTATGCGTGCCATATCGAGGGCTCTAATATCAACGAAGCGATATCAAGGGGATGCTTGGAGACGACTCATTAAGTCCATGGGAATGTCAGAAATGGCGTGCTCAGATGGTGTGCCTGTGTTGCAGGCTTTCTCATGCCACCTACTCAGGTTGGCGGGGAGTGCCGCACCACTGGCTAATGAGATCTCCCACAGAGCTAAATTAGAACCACGATTAACACCATCAATCAAGCAAATAACCCGCTGCGCCCGGGAGTCTTTCGCTGAGGCTTTCGGAATCGACCCAGAAGAGCAGCAGCTGATGGAATATTGGCTCGATCGGGCTCCCAACCAGATCCTGCCGATTTCACAGCCATGGGTAGGCGAAC